ATGGCTTGTACAGCATGTGGACAACAAGTCAATGATTCATTGAAGATGACATCAGATGACTCAACCTTCGTAAGTAATGTCGTAAAAGACATGCATCCCATATCCTACACAGCAACTAAAACTCACCACGGTGTAGTTCTAGTAATGGTCTTTGACAAGTACACTCTAATAGAGACACTTGTTGACGGCTTTGTGGAAGATCTAGCGGAACTAACACCTAAAGGTCTCATAGTGTATCCAAGGGAGTCTGACTGACTCCTTTGGTACTCTAGGACATCCTACACTACCATCTTAAGTCCTAATCACCGTCCTCCGTTTTTTCTTTTCCTTCCTACTATTACCACCTCTTCTCTAAAAAAGATAAGCCTACACTACAATCTTACGTCCTAATTACGGCTTAACAGGTACAAGTTTGTGTAAGTTTGTAAGCCAAACGTTAAACAAAAAGTTAAACAAAACAGGGCTAGTCAAAAAATTCCCCGTGTTGAGACAAATAAAAGTTAAACAAAGCCAATAAGACCTCGCTTCGCTCGGTCATTTGCGTTTAACGGTCTTACGCCTAACGGCCGATATCCCCCCTACGGGGGTTTTTTCTTTTCCTTTTTGCCTAATTACTATTCAGTATGAGCACAGTTAACGCTTATTCGGCTTGGGTTAACGGAAAAGGTTCCGTTAGCGTTCTATGTGGCGTAGAATCCGACTCACTATCCGCCTTCTCACTCGGTTTGCAATCTCGTTTATTGCGTACCGCTATTCACACATTCTCTATGGATGTATTCGAAAAAGCCTTTGGCATTAAAGCCGACGAAATTTCGCATACCTCTTCTAGCGAACCCTACAAATTCCAAGACAACGGCATCAGCCCTGTAAACTTGGAATCTGTTTTCGGTCGTGCTGTGCGTATCCAAATCATTGAAACTGCTGACTTTAACGAAGCCGTTAGTTACAAAATCATCAATGAAAAGGACGCTAACGGTAACTACATTGTTCGTGAATCTGCCTTCAAATTGGACAGAGAAACCAAACAGCGTGTTACTGACGGACACGGCAACTTTGTGTATCGTAAGTGCTTCTTGCGCCCTGATACCAAGGACTACGCTGACAAAGTAATGGTTGTCGCACAGCGTACTACAGCGGACCTCTCTTCACTTACAGAGAATGTTCCCGCAGAAGAAACTGCGAATGCGGACGATGTTCCCTTCTAACAGTTAACCAAGAGCACCCTTCGGGGTGCTTTTGTTTTCCCCTATATAGAGAGAGACAATAACAGTAGGAACCAAAGAGAGTAAAAAAGCAACTGCTCTAACATCTTACGTTCTAATCATAAGCCACTTATTTGAAGCTAATTCATGCAATTTATCGCTATTTTACACCAAATAAAGTGCCTGAGAATTGCATATTTGTGCACTAAACTACAGCAAAAAGCAAAGAATTGATTCTCATAACTAATTGATAATGAATGCATTAGAGAGATGGGGACTCATCCCCCCATAGTTTTATCTCTTCACTCTAAATTGCATTAGGTTAAGATAACTGACAACGACTTAATATAGATAAACTACAGATAGGGTTATATACGGTTCTATAGGACATTACTATACCTCTCTCTATATCTACGGGTATTACTCTCTCTCTCTCTCTACTGTTAGTTGTTCTATATAGGGGAGTAGGGTAACAGTAGCCATGGTGTGCGATTAATCAATTTAAGCGGCTATACAATCTTACGGGCTAACTAATCTCTTCCTTATAGGCCTTTCTTTTTTCTTTCCTATCCTACTAATATTAGAAACCTATGTCAGAACAAAATGAAAACCCAGAAGAGTTTCAACTAGACAGTGTATTTGAAACTATTAAACAACTAGACCTTAACGGTGAAAGAGAAGGATTGATTGCTATTGGTTATGTAGACCTTGGTGAGCAAACATCTGTTCGTGCGACTATCCAAGGAAAAAAAGGTCAACTTGTACAAACATTAGCTGCAGCTTTAGATAGCGACAGAGACTTAAGGGACCTTTTCCAAAAAGCCATGCTGTACTCTATGGCTAAGCAAGTTGGTCAGGATTAACTACAAAGAATTATCTTTGTGCTGAACCCCTTTTGGGATAGTATCCCTTAACCGAAAGTTCCCACCTGCATACCGTTAAGAAGCTACGCTCTTAGATCTGCTCGTGGGACTTTTTCATAGTCAGGTGGCGGAATGGTAAACGCTACCCAGATAACAGCCGAAAGGTGGGGATTAATCAGAATAGTTATTCTGCAAAGCACTAACGAAACAGATTAATTACAGGTTCGATTCCTGTCCTGACTACTAATAAGACACTAGAAGGATTCTAAGTAATCCTTCTTTTTTCTTTTCCTTTATACTCTGACTTTACTGGTTATCTGGTAATGTTCTCATAGCGTCAGAGTTTTTGAAGTTCATATATCTGTTTCCCTTAGCAATAGGGGAAACATTTATGGCCCGTTCGTCTAGCGGTTAGGACAATAGGATTTCATCCTAGAAACAGAGGTTCAACTCCTCTACGGGCTACCAAACAAACTCTCTTACAGAATATAGGTTAGCACTATTGAAAGAAGACTTGACTTATGGGAAGTAGCTACCCATAAGCATTAATGACTCAAGGATAGCTGTAATGGATCCTGCTCTGATGTGCACGTCAACAGGTTATGGGGAACAAACCATAAGTAAAATCCACAACTACGGTAATCGTAGAAGAGAGTTTGTTTTAGTTATTAAGAAGAACCACATGGGATTGTCTAGTCTTATGTGGTTTTCATAGATAGTCAGTCTTAACCGACTGACTATTTTCTTTTCTTATTCCTCCCTTCGGTCGGATTTTTTCTTTCCCTTTCTACTAATATCTGACCTATGAGAAAAAGATTATCTAAAACAGTTGACGGTAAAACTTACGAGAGAGTTGATACCAGTCGTTTCTTCAGAGTTAAAGCGCGTTCTATTAAGAAAGCACTAGACAAACTTGAATTCATCCACACACGGGAAGTTCGTGACATGTTCAGAAGTTTAACAGTCGATACCATATTGGCTGATAAGCGTGAAGCACGTGTTAACCTTACCTATAGGTTAGCAGTAGAGCAGGAAGTAACAATTCCTGTGAAAACTACTGTTCCTACTAGTTATAGAGAAACAGGTGATTTGGGATTTGGGTATCCCAAGTTCACACCCTGTAACTTTATAGAGCAACTACGTATGGTTAGAGAAATAATACCTACTGTGGGATGGATTGATTAGCCATGAAGCCTCTTGAGAAATCAGGAGGCTTTTTTTAACTGAACTTAACAAAAAAAATATATGAAAACATTTCCAGAGAACATCGCCAATACAGCTAAAATGCTTAAGGCGGTACTAGACACATCCGAAACTAGTAAGTTTCTAACAACTGACGAAAAGATTCAACTAGAGTATGAACAATTGATTGGTAAAGACATCAATTATCCTCTTAAGAATCTTAAATTTATCTCTTCTGATGTTCCTCTCTATCAATTTGAGAGTCTAAACAGAGAAGTTGCTGCCTCACAAGCCAACAAATTAAGCAAGTCTATGCTTAAGATGGGTAATCTAAGAGCCATCGTTGTAGTTAAGCTGAAGTATAAGTCAAAAACTGCTCATTACTACATCTTAGATGGTCAGCATTTGTACACTGCACTCTTGAGTTTAAAAGTTACAGAGATACCTGTTGTAGAAATCTGTATTGATTCTTTGCCTTCTTTGGTAGAGAAAATTGCTTTGCTTAACTCCTCTTCTAAGGCATGGCAGTTGAAAGATTACATCGTAGCTTGGTCAAACATACACAGTGACTACGTAACTCTACTAGAACTACAGAAAAAGTATGACCTAGAGTATAGCATGATTGCTGCTATCTGTGCAGGTTTAGACTTAAAAGCAGGTACTCCAGGGGCTAACAGCATCAAAACAGGTAAGTTTAGAATCAAAAACTTAGCATCAAGTGAACAAAAGATGTCTGATATCAACGAAATATTAAACCAACTGCCACGTATGGATCGTGCAGCTAATAGATATTTTGTTATGTCACTCGTAAACTTGTTCCATGAGGTTAATTACACTAGAACTCATCATAGAAAACTGATGCGTTTTGTTATAGCTAATAAGGACACCTTAAGGTTTGCATTAAACAATGTAACTGAACTTAAGCAATTCCTATTAAAAGCTTTTGATTAAACCTACAGGGAAGTCATTGTACTTCCCTTTTTTTCTTTTCCCTTTAATATACTATATTAGTAATCTAAAACATTAAAAATAGTACTATGAAAAACACATATTTTAAACTAACTGATGACCTTAAGTTAAAGAAAGTCAGTAATCTCGGCATTGTAGCTAAATTTTCCTTGCTACTAAATTTTGTATTTGTAATTATTATTTGTGTATTAATTGCAAAAGAACCAAGCATTCGTAAAATACATACACACACTACCGACACAATCACTATCGGAGATGTATCAATGACTGACAGTTCTATTCTAAAAGAACTGGTAAAACACAAGTGTGTCTTACCTTCTATTGCCATAGCTCAAGCTAGAATTGAGTCAGGCAACTACAAATCACAGGTTTGTAAGCAAAACAAAAATCTGTTTGGTATCAAGTGGCACAAGTGTGAGTTTGTAGCAGGAGAGCATCTTAACCATGCAAGTTATAAGTCCTTTAAAGATAACATTAGATGTTATATTCACATACAAAATCGTTATCTTCGTAATATAGATGGTAGATACGCTGAAGCAGGTAATTACGTAGCTATCTTAAAAGGAATGACCAAACATGAGTCAGGAAATTAGAGAAAGAATTCAGAAAGAAGCACTAGATGCAGTCTTGTCATCAAGAAGGGCAGGACTGCATGTTAGTATGGGTGTAGGTAAGACTTATATAGGTCTACAGTACATCAACAAATTTGGTGGTAAGGTATTAGTAGCGGCTCCCAAGCTTACAATCTTTGAGTCGTGGAAGAACGATGCAGCAAAGTTTGGATTAGAGTACTTGTTACAAAGTATAACCTTTACAAGTTATATCTCCTTAACAAAACATAATCCAAAAGATTATGACATTGTAATTCTAGACGAAGCACACAATACCAAGAGTTCTCACGATGAGTTCTTAGGTAACTTTACAGGAAGAATACTAGGACTTACAGGTACACCTCCAAAGTACACCTATGGAGAGAAAGGACAGATGATGGAGCAGTACTATCCCATTAAGTATACTTATGGTGTAGACGAGGCTGTAGGTGAAGAGATTCTAAACGACTATAGAATCTTTGTTCATACATTACCTTTAGGTACAGCAAACAACATACAAGTAGGGAAGGGAAATAAAACTTTTCTTACAAGTGAAGCTAAGAACTATAGCTGGTTGCAGAGTCAGATTCAATCTGCAGTAAGCGACAAGCAAGTGTTTATGAAGCGTATCTTCCTTCTAAATGCCCTTAAACAGTTCAAGACTAAGTTGTTCTTTACCGATTTCATATCTAAACGAGTACCTCCCACTGAAAAGTGCTTACTATTTGCCAATACTACAGAACAAGCTGATGCTATCTGTCAGTATTCTCACCACTCCAAGAACTCTAAAACAGTTAATGAGATTAACCTACAGAAGTTTGCTAGTGGTGAAGTAACTAGATTAAGTGCAGTAGAACAACTCAGTGAGGGTGTTACTGTACCTAATCTAAAACACATTGTTATCATGCACTCTTATGGTAACGAGAAGAAAGCTTCCCAGAAAATCGGCCGTGCACTTCGTCTAAACAAAGATGAAGTAGCAGCAGTACATGTATTGTGCTTCAAGAACACGGTAGACGAAACCTGGGTAGCAAAATCATTAGAGGACTTTGACATAAGTAAAATAAAATGGATAGATTGGACATTGCAAGGCAACCAATTCGTGAAGTTGTAAGAAAAACATTTGACATACGGCCTAGCGGAAGATCGACTGACTTCATTAGTCCTTCTTTCGGCTATGGCTGTTTGTTCAACTGTTCCTACTGCTACATGAAAAGACACCAGCCTGATGGATTAACAGTGGCAACCAATATCAATGATATACTAACAGAGATAAACAACCACTGCACTTTTGCCGTAGTAGATAAGCCTAACCAAACACATGATGAGTATATAACGTATGACATCTCTTGTAATGAAGATTTTGCGTTACATCTTAGGTATTATCCTTGGCAGTACATTCTACAGTTCTTCAAAGAACATCCTAAAGCTATGGCTTCATTTGCTACCAAGTATGTAAACAATAAACTACTTGAGTTCAACCCTGAAGGTAAAGTTAGAGTTAGGTTTTCTTTGATGCCTCAGTACTATGCAGATCTTTTAGAGCCAAATACCAGTCCTATACTTGATCGGATAAAAGCGATAGACCGATTTATAGAAGCAGGTTATGACGTTCACATCAACTTTTCTCCAATTATAGTACACGATAGATGGTTAGAACACTACGAGTATCTATTCAAACAAGTAGAAGAGCATGTAAAGTACAAAGATTTAGTTAAAGCTGAGGTTATCTTCCTCACACACAATGAGGGTAAACATCAGCACAACCTTATGTATGGAACTAAAGGAGAGTATCTCTTGTGGCAACCTGAGATACAAGAAAACAAGATAAGTCAATACGGAGGTAAGAACATTCGTTACCGACACGACTTAAAGGCTAAGTACATCAAACAATGGACTGAGTTACACGACCAGTTCATTCCTTGGAACACAATAAGATACATATTCTAATGGATTTATTAGTAACACACCCAGTAAAGAAGTCTGATTTAGGCTTCCACGGTAATCTTTTTGGTGGTAAACTCCTTGCATGGGTAGACGCAGCATTAGCCGCCTATGCAATGGAGAAATGCCATACTCAAAACATGATTACAATTTCACTAGATCAGTGCGTATTCAAGAAACCAGCCAAAGAGAAACACCTGGTTAAGATTTACGCCCAAATGATTAAAATAGGTAACACTTCAGCTACTTTTCGAGTAGAAGCAAGAGCATACAATGTATTTAGAGAAGACGAAGTTATTCTTTTGCAGACCTGTATGACTTTTGTAAGAGTAGATGAAGAAGGAGAGCCTATTCCTATTTCTAAGCAAGTAAAAGAAACCTTTAACCCACCAGATTCAAAACTATGAACGAGGAATTAGAATTTTTCGACCACGATGTTACAGCCAATGTAACTACACTTCTTACAAAGTATCCAAAAACTAAAGATGATGACATGTTTTTGGTAGCTACCTACTACTATAAGTATTACCCTAATCTAGCTAAACGTTCAGCACTAGACTTCATAAAAGCTATGGCAGAAGGTAGATTGGTTTCCTCTGATTTAATTACCCGCACAAGAAGAAAGTTGCAGGAGCATAACCCAGAACTAAGAGGAACCAAGTGGAAGGAAAGACACCAGAAACAAAGTGAAGTTAAGTCAGACTTAAGAAAAGTAGATCAATTTAGAAACTCAATATAAAAACCAATTATGAAAAACTTATTAATTATCGCCTTTTTACTTGTCTCTAACTTAAGTTACGGACAATGGGTAGCCAAAACAATCAACAACAACTTAGATGAGCCTTATAAGATAGCTTACTGTCCATCAACAGATAAGAAAGCAATTCTTAAACTTGAACTGGTAGGTACAGAACTAGCCTTTTACATAACTGGTAGTTATTTCTGTGACGAAGAACTTTCAGTAGATGTAGCCCTAATTGTTAACGGAGAATCTAAACGCTATCATTTTTTATCTTCAAAGTCAAGTGACAACACCACTGTATTTTTAGTAGATGACATTCTTAGTCTAGTTCAACAAGAGTTCTTAGCTGACTTTAAGAAATGCTCTTCTGCTATAGTAAGAGTTAACGAAAGCCACTGCACTACTGATATATATAAGTTTACAATGAGTGGTTCTACTAACGCTATTAATGTAATGTCTAAACCATGAAACTTAAACTAAGACTAATAGCAATCTTTGTAATTGTAATCCTATTCTCATTCATTCCAGAGACATTCCCAGACTTCTTCGGAGACTGGGTTTGTCAAGGGGGTAAAATTGTTGGGGTCAAAAAAGGATATTATGAAATACAAGGATGTTCCTATGGAGAAGCTCTAGAACACATGCCTACTACACATTGGGGCTTCAGACATTGGATGTGGACACTGTGTGGCGTAACGCTGTTCGTTTGGAATGTAGTAGAACTAATTGATAAGAAATACAGACTATGACAAACAATAAACAACAAACACCACACGGGTTTTGTGAAACCCCAGAACAAAAATGTACAATGAATTATTGTGATGAAAACGGATGTCAAAATAGAAAAAGAACTTTGGCAGAACCTATTGAGATGACAGATAATAAAGAACAAACGGCAGTACAACTAATTATTCAAGCCTTGGACATTGAATGCAAATCAAGAGGAATGAATGTAAATTGGGATATGTATTTAGAAACGGAGAAAGAAAGAATTGAAACTGCATACAACAAAGGAACAGTTCATGGAATTGATTATCCTGAAAGTGCACTACCATTAACTGGTGAACAATACTACGAAAAAACATACGGAGGTAACAAATGAAACTATACACAGAAGAACAGGTTAAAGAGATATATTTTAAAGGGGTACATAATGGTAGACTTCATATTGAGGGGAAATGTAGTGATGAAGTTGAATTGTTAATCCCCATCGAACTACCAAGTGATGAGGAGATAAAAAAAGAATTTGATGTAGATGAATTTGACCCTTATGATTTAGCATACTTGGGTGGTGCTATTTGGATGCGTAATAAAATACAAGGAGGTGAGCAATGAACGACAAAATAAAAAAACTCCTTGAAAATGCCGAGCAATCTGATGCAATAGCAATAAACAAATGGCGTATTGAAAACCGAGAACAACGAAGAGAACAAAGAAAAAAAGAACTTAAAGAACTTATGGAAAAAGAAAAAACAATGAGCAACAATAAACAGAGTAGCGTAGAGTGGTTGGTTGAACAAATCAAAAAAGACATCAATTTGAGATTGAGAGGATTTGATATTGACAAAGCACTTGAACAAGCCTAACTACAAAGAAATTACTAAAAGCCAAAGAAATTGAAAGTCGGCAATTGCAAGCGTATGCAGAATTTTGTGTTACATGTGATAGAAACAAATTGCCTTTACTAGATTTTGAAAGTTGGCTTAAATTACCAAGTAAAGAAGACTCTGCTGAAGCAGCTCTAGACGATTACAACAGAATGGAAGAAGAATGGGAGATGGAGAACTACAATCAGATGAAGGAAGAGCAATCCGAGTAGATTTACAAGGCTTTACCCCAAGGCAATATGCTGTGCTAATCCTTCGTGACGAACTAAACTATTCTTGGGCTAAGTGTGGAATCAAACTAAACATTACTCGCTATGCTGCTCGTGAGTTGTACAAAAGAGCAAAACTAAAATAACTAAACAATGCAAAATAAAGTAGAACTATTGGGCTATTACGGATCAGATGAATAATTATAAATATTCAACTGATTAATAATTCCAAAAAATTACACTATCTTTGAAGCATTATGAGATGGACTAAAGATGAAGATCAAATTCTTCAAGAAAAATTTCAAACTGCTCAAAAAGATGAATTAATGTTGCTTCTACCTAACAGGTCTTGGGATTCTATACTAAATAGAGGAAACCGAACCTTTAAGTTAAGTAGAAGCAACTTTAAGCATGGTTTTGCTGCTGGAAATACTTTTAGAAAAGATAAAACTCCTTGGAATAAAGGTATTCCTTTTTTTGCATTAAGAGGTGAAAAAAATCCTAAATACAAAGGATATTCTTATATCACTAAAAGAGGATATCGTTATATTAAAGTTAGTGAAGACACAGATACTTGGACTTCCTACCGACCTGAACATATTGCTGTCTTAGAGAACTTTTTAGGACGGAAAATAATTAGAACAAAAAATGGTAAAGGAGAAGGTGTACATCACATTGACGGCAATAAATTAAATAACGAAATCGACAACTTACTTTTGTATTCCAATGAGAAAGAACATAGATTAATCCATAATCAATTAGAAAGTTTAACTTTTAAGTTAGTACAAAAAGGAATAATAAAATTTGACAAAATAACAAAAAAATATTACTACAATGAAAAATAAAGTTGAATTAATAGGTTGGTATGGAGACGATACCACAATCGCTTTATCTGCTTGGACATCAACCAGCAGAGAATTAACAGTAGAGAAGAAAGCACGTATACCAGCACTCATTAAGATGTTATGGTCTGAAGGACACGAAACTCCGTTTGAGAAAGCTAACGTACACTTCTTGGTAACTTGTGATATTGCCTCACACATCCACCTACTTAAGCACCGCATCGCTTCTATTAATGCTGAATCAGCCAGATACAAGGAGTTAAAAGAGGACAAGTACTACATGCCAGAAGATTGGCCTGCTGATTGGCTTAAAGAACTAGAAAAGTTTACTGCGGATAGCAACTATCTTTATCACGAGTCCCTAGAAGCGTTAACACCTATTCTAGGTCGCAAGAGGGCCAAGGAGAGTGCTAGATTCTTCAAGACTTACAACTCACAGATTACCGCTGACGTACAGTTCAACATGCGTTCCTTTGCAAACTTTCTCAAACTTAGAGCCTCAGAGCACGCACAAGTTGAAATACGGGACATTGCATGGGAAATGTTTAGGTTGGTAGATACAATCGAAGGAGATCCATTCAGACACACTTTGGAGATGATTAAACCTTGATGTATATTCGAGGCTATGAATCTAGAGGTGTATACATTTAGCTGTCTTCTTAAAGAATATGATGAGGATTACGAGGCACTAACATATCAAGAACAGTATGAGGCTATCCAAAACTACTATAAAGAGTACTGTAAATCTAAAGAAGCTAAAAGTAGTTCAGACTTAACTGTAGGTATGATTACTTATTTAGAAAACAAGTATTCTAGTGGAGATATGTATGACTCGTTTGACTTAGAAGAAGATGATTAGTGTATAACTATTTGGATTATACTCGATTATTTATTAACTTGCAATATTAATAATCATGTTTTATAAGAAGCCAACCAACAAGTATAGAGAAACTACTTACGAGAGAGAAGACCGCAAGTACTATCAAAATGCTTGTCCTGTGTGTGGTAAACGATTAAGTAAGGAAAGGCCTGTTTGTTTTGCTTGTCCTATACATCCACTGGAGTACTACGAAAGGAAACAGAAAGAACGTGAAGACAATCAAATCTGATGAGCAAAGTAAAAGACATAAAGAGTATGCAAAGAATTAAGTCAATGCAGGAGAAAATGACTCCGCAGTTCATAGACTATTGCAACGTAAATAACATAAATTTGCAGCAATGGTATCGTTGGCAACTTCACTTGATTTGGCAACGTAGAAAAGATGGTAGAACCTTAAAGAAGAGTTAAAAGTTATGGTAAACACAGAGATGTATAAGATTCATTACATGGCAGGACAAGGTAAAGTAGAAGTAATCAGTGTATTACAAAAGAATGGTCAAGATTGGGCTTTAGTTAAAGACCCAAACTTAGAAGAGGCTTTAGTGAGCAAGTTTCTACAGAAAGACCACTACAACAAACACAATAACAATATGGGTTATGGGCAAATTGTAGTTACTGATAGACTAACTTACATAACTGGAAGTTTTGAGATACACAACAAATAAAAACTAACTAATCCCATATGGAAAACGAAGAAATGAAAATGAGTGAGGAGATGATGAATAAAGCTGTGGAAGCACAGGGTCAGAAAATCTACAAGATGTTTTTTGATATCATCAATCCTCAAATTACTGATGCAGTAACACAATTATCTCCTAATCTTGCTAAAGACCTAAGTAAAGCTTGTGCATTAGAGCACATCAAACCGTTTAAGAATCCCTTGGAGAATCTACCCAAAGAAAAGCTAGACGGCTTAAATGGTGCGGCCTTAGAAAGATTTGAGATGGTAGTGAAGTTCTGGGAAGGTGTAAGCATCTACCTACACAATCTGTAGCCTACTAATTATTAACGATTACTTACAAAGAGGACTCCAAAAGGGTCCTCTTTTTTCTTTCCCATTTCGACACAATTAACCCATAACAAAAGGAAAAGAAAACCAATTGTAAAACTTGACAAAACTTAAAGAAATTAACTATGCCAGAGATTGTAATTCACCCGACTAATGTAACGGTAGAAAGATCTATTAGTTACGACCGACTTCACTTTTCAGATGATTTAAAACAACGTCTTCTAGCTATTACGAGATCCTCATTTATTGCTGAGATTCTGTGTGCAGTGCAAGAGTCTTGCGAAAGAGTTATCGCAGAGACCAACTCAAGCATGAACTACTTCGGAGTAAGTATTGATGATCCTACTAAAGTATCTTACCTAACCTATGACCGTGTACACTCCTGCTACAGTAAGGGAGAGTCGCATAGGATTTGGAACGATAAAGACTTCCGCTACCACAGTGGTGCAGGTAAGGTAATCAGAAAGCTGTTTGCTTCAATTCCAGTAAATCTATCACCTCCAGTTACTGAGTTTGATAGAAGGATTCACTATGTTATCACTAACAACAAACCCGAACTTTTCGAAAGACACGTAACAAATCTATCAGACTTATTTACAGAAGCTGACTTTGATGCGTTTAACAGTCTATTTCGTACAGAAGGTTTTAGACAAGGTGACACAGGAGAAGTAATCTATGTACGTGGTCATTGGATTGCAGAACTGTACCATGAGAAGAACTATGCATCTCTTTCAGGTACTTTGGGCAACTCATGTATGCGTTACGAAAGAACTAATAAGTACTTAGACATCTATGTAAAGAATACAAGCATCTGTAAACTTGCTGTTCTGCTAAACAAAGAAGGTAAGGTACAAGGTCGTGCGTTGGTTTGGACAAAAGATGGAGTAGACTATTACGACCGTATCTACTACACTTCTGACTTAATCCAAGACAGGATGAAAGCGTTCTTCTTAACTCAAGGTATTGAAACTTGTTATCCAGGTTATTCAAACTACAAGGAAATTAGGTTTGATGAGGATACAATGAATGCTGACTTTGATAAGCGTGTAATACTACTTCATGATTATTATCCTTACATGGACAGTTTGAAGTTTCTAGAAGAAAACCATTCGTTCATAAGTAATTATGATACTCACTTAAGAGGTTCTGGATACTATATCTTAAATGATACTAGCGGTCAATACGAGGACGTGTCTTCAAATACCATAGAGTGTGCGCATTGTAGTCGTGAGGTTCAAGAAGATGACAGTAATTACGTAGACAATTCTAATGATGAGAATAACAACTGTAGCCTTTGTTGTGATTGTGCTGTGTATTCAGATTTCCACAACACCAATATCACTAGAGAATATGCTGTGTATGTTGATTCTGTAGATAGCTGGGTAATAAGAGATTATGCTATTGCAGATTATGCAGGAGAATACATTGTACCTAGAGATGCAATAGTTTTAATTGATGGAAGATATGCAGATCATGATGATGGAAACCTAGAGCAGTATGTATCAGGTGAGTACTTTATCCTCAACCATAGTAATTACGAGTATGTTGAATACAACCACGAATACTACAAAGTAGAAGATTGTGTGGAAACCAAAGACGGAGTTCTTGTACCTTCACAATATACTGCGGAGCATAACGGAGAAGTATGGCTTCATTCAGACTTAAATGACCACTTAAACTTAAACTTAATTTAAAAAAACATGAGTAGAAAAAATAAACGCAATAGACTTAAGATAGTAAAAAGCGAACTCCCAAAGAAAGAAATGATAACAGTAGCGGGATTGACTCCTGTTCCCAAAATAGAGTTGGCCATTAAACCTGACTACACCAAGCTAAAGATGTTGCTAGATATGAGAACATATTCTAGTGGACCTCTACAAGATGTATTGATTGGCAAACTAGACGAGTACTTTACAAATCTAGGAGCCGTCACACAGAAAGACGCTTATGGTAACTTGTATGTAACTAAAGGTAACGCAGAGTTCTATCCATGTGTTGTAGGTCATACTGACATCAATCAACAAACTAGAAGTAATGTTAAGGTTATTACTGAGTATCCTTGGATATTTGGCTTTGACCTAAACAAAGCAGAGCAATGTGGTATCGGTGCAGATGACAAAGTCGGTGTATACTTTGCAGTACACATGTTTGACTTGTTTGACAACATCAAGTTGTTCTTTCCAAAAGACGAAGAGATTGGCTTAATAGGTACTTACAAAGCAGATAAGAACTTCTTTGCAGATTGTAGCATGCTTGTTCAGTTGGACAGAAACTCTTACAAAAATGACCTTATCACTTACACAAATGGAATTACCGTTTGTAGTGACGAGTTTGTTATGGCTGCTGGAGGAATCATGAACAAGTATGGTTATGCCAAGAACAACGGTAGCTGTACAGACATCGGTGGCTTAAAGAAGTATGACACTGTAAACTGTGTGGCTATGAACGTAAGTTGTGGTTACATTAACGAGCATGGTGATGACGAAGTAATCTCTATACCTCACTTTGAGAATGCAATTAACTTCGGTTATGAGTTACTCAAAATGGGTGTGGATAAAGTATGGGAACACAAAGCAGAAATTCCTACTTACACTGGATATACTTATGGTACTTATGGCAGTTATGGAGGAAGAAACTCTTGGTTAGATACTGATTATTCAGCATTTGGTGAAAACAACCCAGAATCCATTAAATGCATTACACCTACTGGTAACACATTATATCTAAATGCAAAGCACAAATCACAAGATGCTTACATTACTGACATGTATGGACACCTACATAATCTTGGAGATAGAGAAATAGGTTTACAGCAACAACCTATGCATCTAGATGCAGAAGATGATGGATACGGTATCTTACATGATCAAAGCTATGTAGATGACTGTCTTTCTGATAGCATCTGTCCATGCTGCTATAGTGATGTGCAAATTGACAATAGTTTATTGTTGTATGTAGATTGTGATTATTGTGGAAGTACTTGGAATAGACCAAATGATACTATCGAAAAACCTAAATCACTTACAACAAGAAAACAATGGTAGATAAAAAAGATTTATCGTTTAATTGCTATGGAGAAAGTCTGGACACAAGTCCAGATTTTCTTTTGGCAAAAAGAGCCTACGAAGAGTCTCTAATTGACTGGAATGAGGAGGAAAACTATTGTGGAAAAGACTTGCAAATTTCCGAACACATGCCTAATTTTGATACCCCACTAAAGGAAAATCTTCCTTTAAATCAACCAACTAACAATGAAGAAGTCGTTTTACGAAGTAATGTGGAGTCTCTTGGAGAGAGAGGGAATCCTACAGAAATGGTTTGACGAAGGTCTTCTTGTCACTAGTAAAAACACAACATTTTGGACACCAAAGGCTCTAGAAATCCTAGAGCTAGAGGAGTCCATAGGTGGTGTAAACTTAAGTGATAAGCCAGGACCTAAGGCAAGAGAAGTAGAAATCAATCTTGAAGAGATTGAGTTTGCAGGAAAGTTTGCTAGTAAGTTTAGCGCTAAGGCTATTGGTATAGCAGGTAAGGGTGGTAACATAAAAGCTGTGCGTAAGAAGCTACAAGAGTTCCACAAAGACTATGACTATACCGAAGAAGAGATTCTAGCAGCAGTTGACTTGTATCTTGACAACCAAAAAAGAACTAACAGTATGGGCTTTGTACAAGAGGCTCATTACTTTATCAGTAAACTACAAGGCGGTGTCCAGGTAAGTAATTTATCCAAGTGGTGTGAAGAAGTTAGAAATGGTAACAACAAGCGTTACACAAGTCACACAATACTTTGATTTTTTCTTTTTCCTACCACACCATTAAACATCCCTACGTATGTCACACGAGTTAGTTAAGTTTCAAGATTTAGTAAAAGTGATAGAAACTAACAAGCGTATCAAGGAAGAAGGAGGCATTACTTCTATCCTTGGTCCGTTTGATAGGCTGTCACAGTATTATGGGGGATTTACCAAAGGTTCTATCACCGCAATTACCGCTTCTTCGGGAGTAGGTAAAACCAAATTCGTAAAATATCTGACCGTACACAATGTGTTGAGGAGAACACATAAGAGCAACATCAAAGCCAAGATATTTTATTTTGCCTTAGAAGAAAACCAAACGGACTTTTGGTTATCGTTTATTTCTAGTTACCTGTATCAACAACACAAACTAAACATCAGTGTGTCTCAGCTTAAATCTATTGGTAGTTTTAATGTAAGTGCTGATTTGATGGCTAAGATTAAGGAAGCAGAAAGATACATTAACGTTTTGCAAGAAACAGTAGAGTGTATAGATTACATCAGAAACCCCACGGGAATCTTAAAATACATCAGAGCCTACTTCGATAATCCAGAGATAGGCGAAAACATATACAAAGAGATGCCTGATGGAAGTAGAAGGTTAACAGGTTACAAGTACAAGTCGGATAACCTATGGGTATTCTGTATCATTGACCACATCAGTTTGCTTTCTAACGAAACTATACCTGATAGTAAGATGAAGTACACTCCGTACCAAACCTTTGACTTGATGGTTAAGGATTATATCTTAGATGTGTTTGCCAAGAGATATCAAATGGTAAACGTAGTCGTACATCAGCAAACTCCATCTTCGGAGAAAGCCGTGTACACTAACAAAGGACATCTGATTGAAGAAAAGATAGAGCCATCTTTAGAAGAACTGCACATTAACAAAGGTGTGCACCAGGATTACGAGATTGTGCTGGGGCTGTTCAACCCATCACGTTACGATATAGAAACTCACAATGGATATGACATATCTATCTTGGGTAAGACATATCGTTGTCTCAAATTCCTCAAGGATAGACACTATGGACTAGAAAACGCTAGTTTAGGTTTACACTTTGAGGGTGCTAGTGGATTTTTTCAAGAACTGCCTAGAGCAGAGACAATGTCTACTGGTAACTATTACGAACAATTTAGAGAGAAGAAATAGAAATGTTAAAGAAGCTTAAAACAGGAAAACACTTAGAAATTATACTCATTGAAATGTGTGCTAGAGTTGGTACAAATTTTAATGATATCGACATCATGAAAGATATGTGGCAGGAAGAGCATGAGTGGACAATTGATGAAGAGATTAAGTTCCAAGAGTGGATGTTCCAATACTTAGTTGCCAATCACGACGCTTTGCTCGAAATATCTGACTATAGACCAAATGAACCTTACAGCACAAACGACCTAATTAAGCTAGTAAAAGAGTTCACACTGCTTTATGGATGGGCACTAGAGCAAGACGGAGATTTGGATTATATAAAAGAAAATAAACCATAAACAAAAAAGCAAATGTCTAGTAAATTAATCGCAGTAATCGGACCCACTGGTAGTGGGAAATCAACGTCAATCAAAAGTCTCGACCCAAAAGAAACGTACATTATTAACATCGCTCGTAAAGAACTTCCATTCAAAGGTTCCAACTTGATGTACAATGTAGAGAACAAGAACTATGCAGAAATAGACGAAGCACTGCAAGTTGTAAAGTATCTACAAAGTATCAGCGAGAAGGCACCACACATTAAGAATGTAGTCCTAGAAGATTCCAATTACATTATGGGATTCAACATGGTAAAGAAAGCCACAGAAACAGGCTTCACCAAGTTTTCCATAATGGCCAAGGACATGGTCACATTACTTACGGAGGCCCGCAAATTACGTTCGGACTTGAAAATTTTCTACTTTTCCCATCCTGAGGAAATTATGGACGATGGAGCTATCGTTTCTTACAAGATGAAGACAGCAGGTAAACTTCTTGACAACCAAATTGTGTTAGAAGGCTTATTCACAATTGCATTGTACACTCACGTAGATGAAGATAATGAGGGCAACGCAACTTACGAGTTTGTAACTAACCGTTGGAAGAAGTATCCAGCAAAGTCACCACAAGGTATGTTTCCAGAAATCCGTATTCCTAACGACTTGAAAGTTGTAACAGATTACATTGACGAGTATTATTCTTAAGAAAAAAAAAATTAAACATTTAAAACAATGAATTTAGAAAATTTAGAAACCAGAACTAGTGGAGCTAGTAACAAGAAGTTGTTTACAGGTATTGCTCCTATCAAAATTGTAGCCATTAACCCTACTCGTGAGCAAATTGCAGCGTTGTATGAAGTAGATGTAGAGAAAGTAAAAGAACCAAATTACTTTACCGAAGACTCTACTCGTATTGACTTCTTCTACAAGAATCACGATAGCATCACCACTCCACTCTTAGGTAAGTTTGCTTTGTTTCTTAGCAATCAACCACGCACTAGCCAGTCAGGTAAGAATCAGTATATCGACAATCACAGTAAGACTTGTTGGGCTGATAGCTTGGGAGATTTGTCAGAGCGTAACAGCAAATTGGCTGACTACAACAAGTTGAAGTTGGATAACGTGCGTCAAGCGTTGCGTGGTGAAGAAGATTTGTATAGCTTGTTGAGAGCATACGGTAACATCGACACTAACAACTCTCCATTCATGTTGGATGACATTAAGAACATTATCAAAGGCAACGTAAAAGAATTGCGTGAGTTCTTTGCTTGGGCTGACAACAAAGGTGGAGGTGTTAAAGTGTTGTTGGGTGTTAAGGATGGTCAATACCAAGATGTTTGGAACAGCATGTTCTTGACAGTTAATGGTAAGTTGAGCGACTACATGAAGAACAAGATTACTGATGATAATTATGGCTACCGTCATTACTACGGTCATAGCTTTAATTTGAAAGAGTATATTGCAGACAGTGCACCTGATGCAGTAGACTCAGGTAATGACCCTTGGACAACTAATGATGATCCATTTGGAGATGTACCAGTAACCAAAGCACCAGAAAGTAGCAGTCCTTTTGAGGATGATCTATTTGGTTAATTAGTTATAGCAGTAGGAAGAGGGGTATAACCTGCCCCTCTTTTCTATTAATAGTAATCATATGGACCTAAGTACAATTAAAACCAACAAGCTAGTAAGTAGAGAGGAGTTACTGACTATTTTCAGCCAGGAACAAATCATGGAGTATTACTTTGGAGAACCCATTCGGTTACGACATGCTTATCTAAATCCATTTAGAGAAGACAATACTCCAAAGTGTTACTTTTTCTACACACGTGTCGGTGTTTTAGTATTCAATGACTTTAGTTTAGGTAAACAGTTTGATTGCTTTCAGATAGCTAACTTAAGAGCAGGTAAGTCTTTAAGTTCTCATCACATGTATCAACAGATGTCAAACTTACAGCCACTTGAACTCCCTACTCCTACCATAAAGTACAATAAGGAGGAGAGTGAACAAGAAACTGTAATTAAGGTAGAAGTTAGACCATACACCCAGAAAGATTTAGAGTTCTGGGGCCAGTTTAACATCGACCTAAAGACACTTAAAAAGTACAATGTCAGAAGAGTAAAGAAAGTATGGACCTATGAGACACTAACCTACATGGATAGTGATAGAGATCCATGCTACAGGTATATTGAGGGAGACAAAATTAAGTTGTACAGACCGTTCAATAAGGATAAGAAGTTTAGGAATAACTATACTCAAGAACTTGAAGGTGCTTTTGTATTACCAGCAAAGGGAAATAAACTAATCATAACTAAATCCACAAAGGATGTTATGGTGTTTTCTACCATTGGATTAAATGCAGTATCACCTAGGTCAGAGTCAAGTTTACTTAGCGAAGAAACTATGGAGGATTTGTTCAGCAGATTTAAACAGGTGTTTATTTGGTATGATGCTGATGCAACTGGTGAAGAAAAATCACAAAAAATGGTTGCTAAGTACCCTAAACTAGTAAGAATAATACACAATGCACAGCTAGGTAAAGACACTAGTGACATTGTTAAAACACACGGAATAACAAAACTAATAGAACTATGCAAACAATACGAAATATTGTAGAGATTGTCGTTAAAGAGTGCTCAAAGGATATGCCTGATGTAGATACTTGGTATGTAGATAGAACTGTTACTAAGATCTTAGGACTAGAAACTATTAAACCCTACAAGAATAAGTCTTTTGGTAGTAATAAGAAGAAGAAACCTCTTAAGATTAAGCCATTCAGACCAATGAGTATAGATGAGTTAAAGATAGTTCAGATAGCTTGTGACTATAACCACTATGACTTTAATAGTGTTATATCTAGCAGTAGGAGAAGAGAAATAGTTGAGGTTCGGATGATTCTCATGTGCTTCTTCTACTATTATCGTGCCTATACTTACTCTGATTTGGGCAGGATGTTTGGCAGAGACCACAGCACTATCATTCATAACACAGGTACTCACGAAGATTTATTAGAAAGTGACTCTATGTATGCAATCAAGTACTTCAATACAATCTCAAGAATCAAAGAAGAGATGCCTCATTTGTTTATTACTAAAGACGTACTAGAAAACCAATCAGCCGAATACGCCAAAATCAAAGCAGAAAGAAAAGCCAAAAGAAGTAAAAATGTCGTTAACTAAAAGAATAGATATACCTGACGATTGGTATAACAAACTGAGACACTACATTGAATCAGAAGAATTCACAAAACTTGGAAGATATGTTGCATCCAAAAGAAAAGAAACGGATGTCTTTCCTCCAAGTAACGAAATCTTCAGAGCATTTCAACTAACTCCATACAATAATGTCAATACCGTCATTATTGGAATGGATCCATACCCAAACTTATATAAAGAGAAACCAGTAGCATGTGGACTTTCATTTGCACCTAGAGATAGAGATTATATACCTCCTAGCCTTAGGCAGATTTACAATAGAATCAAGGAGGATTTCTATTCAGATGAAATGACGTTCCCTGTTGACTTGGATATTGAACATTGGGCAAAACAAGGTGTACTTATGCTCAACGCTGCGTTAACCGTTGAGCAGGGTAAGCCTGGTAGTCATATGAAAGTTTGGGAGAACTGGACAACTGAAGTAATCAATGCACTTAACGAGTACTCTACAGGAGTTATATTCTGTTTATGGGGTAAAGATGCACAAGCCTTTCAAAGTAAAATAGGCAGTCATCACATCGTCCTTACAGCAGAGCATCCTGTAGCTGCAAGTTATCAAGGCAGACAGTGGAGTTGTAACCACTTCAAACAAATTAACACACACCTGATGGGAGCCAATGGCTACAACATCGAATGGATTAAAACTTAATGACAACAGAAAACAAAACTATGGCAGAGACTTTAGACGAACTGATACAGACCGTAGAAAGTAGAACTGTGGCACAAACAACAAGCTACTTGGCTAATTATGTCAGCGACAGACTAGATGAGTTAAAGGCAACTAGAGACGCTGGTACAAGTGAGTTTGACTATTGTGAGCACTTAGGAAGAATTAAAGAACTAGAATTACTTTTAAAAACAATTAAAGAACTAAAATGAACAAGGAACAATTATTAACCGCATCACACACAGATTGGACAGTAGAGAAGAGACCATTGTTTGGTCCTAATGGAGAGCCTACCAGTGGCTATGGTATCTTTAGACAAGATAACGACAGATGCTTAGGCTTAGTTGGTGGTAAGTACACCATCACACAGAATCACGAAGTGGTAGAAATGCTTATGGATGCCGCAGGTAGTGTAAACATCCCTGCTGTACGTGGTGGTTGTTTGGGAATGGGCGAGCGTATCTATTATCAGTTTCAATTACCTGAAGTAACTATTGGTGGTTCTAAGAATCTCCGTTACTTGACAGGTTTGACTGCACATGACGGCTTAACTAAGATTGGGTTTGGTGCAACTAACGTAGTTGTGATTTGCCAAAACACTTTCTTTCAGGCATTCAAAGATTGCGAAGCAGTTAAACACACACCTAACCACAAGGAAAGACTTGCAGGAATCATCAACTCATTGCGTGCATCTATGTTTGCAGAAGAGCAGACCATTCAGCGTATGATTCAGATGAGCAATACAGTAGTACCTAGTAAGATTGATGATGATTTCTTGTTTGAGATTATTGGAGGTCACTTGGAGTCTACTCGTAGCACCAACCGTCTGAATGATTTGAAAGCAGCAATGTCTACAGAGTATGCAGCACACGGTGAGTCAGCTTACGGATTGTTTAATGCAGTTACACGTTTCACCAATCACATGACTCCTTACAAAGACATTGACAGTTTGTACGGAGCAAACCAGTAGAGGTTTACATCTAAAATTAACCAACAATTAGGAACAGAATAACCTGAGTATAGCTTGGGTTATTCTTTTCCTTTGTATATTGTATTATGTTGCGAAGAAAAGACCCACAGGAAAAGAAAACTCCAGTTAAAGGAGAACCTGTAAAGAAGGACAAACCTGTAGTCGAAACTATATGTAGTGAATGTGGCAAGAAGAGACCATATTCCAACAAGTCGAAGAAGCTATGTGCAGTTTGTGTAAAGCGTATTAACCAAACCAAAGTTAAAGAGCGCAAAGAGAAGGTGCGTAAGAAGAAAGCAGAGTCTATTGGTGTTCTCACCAAGAAACTTGACAGAATCTTTAGCGTCTATGTTAGATTATCAGGTGTTAAGAAGGAGCATAGTGCTCAATGTTTTACATGTGATAAAGTTTTGCACTGGAGAGAGATACAATGTGGACATTTTCAGTCAAGAAGATTCTACTCAACTCGATTCCATGTACTAAATTGCAAGCCCCAATGTTATGCTTGTAACATCGGATTGAGTGGCAACCAATACACTTTCGGAGTAAACTTAGATAAACTGCATGGTCAAGGCACTGCAGAGTCTATGGTACGCATGTCTCGTGAGCAGAAGAAATTTACGTCTGATGAGATGATGGCGATGATTAGTCATTACGAAGAACAAGTAGGGGAGCTAAGAAAGAAACTAAACATCTGGGAGTAATGGCACTGTATTTTATTACAAATAACACCGAACTACAAAAAGAAATCAAGACACTATCTCGTGATGAGATATTGCCTTGTACAATCTCATCTTGTTTATCCTACTTGGAAAGTCAGGACGTACTTGGATTTGACATAGAGACGCTGGGCTTTGATCCATATACTGATAGGATAGTATGTATTCAGATTGGTAATGCTCAAGTTCAGTTTGTAATAGATACAGCAACTGTTGACATTCAAATCTTCAAGGACATCCTTGAGAAGAAAGAACTGATAGGTCATAACTTAAAGTTTGACATCAGATTTCTTTTGCACAACCGAATTATACCGTCTAAGATATATGACACATTCATTGCAGAGAAGACACTTTACTTAGGAGTAGATACCCATAAGTGTTCTTTGGCAGATTGTGTAGATAGATACTGCGGTAAGTATATGGATAAGGCAGAGCGTCTTAACATTACTGGTAGGTTTACAGTAGATTTCATTAGGTATAGCGGCACAGACGTAGTATATCTACATGAAATCAGAAGACAACAAGAAGAACTAATCAAGGAAAAGAACTGTACATTATCTATTGACCTAGATAATCGGTTCGTAATTGTTTTATCTTACATTGAATACTGCGGTATGAAGCTAGACGTAGAGAAGTGGCTCAACCGATTGGGAAAGATTAAGAATGAAGCAGAAGAACTAAGAAAAGAACTTGACAACTATGTAATCGAGAATAAGTACGACAAGTTTGTAGATTTACAGACAGATCTATTTAATCCAGGTTTAAGTACCAACATCAACTGGAACAGCGCAACCCAAGTCATTAAACTATTTGAAATGATGGGTGTAGACGTTGAGATAGTAGACAAAGGTGTAGTTAAGAAGACTACAGAGTCAAGTCAATTAGTAAAACAAGTAGAAGAGTTTCCTATACTTGAAACATACATCCGATACAAAGAATGCCAAAAGAATATCGGAACGTATGGCGACAATTGGCTAAAGCTAATTAACCCCGTTAGTGGTAGAATACACACAAGTTATAAGCAGTTGATGAATACTGGACGCTTATCTAGTGGTGGACGAAACAAAGCTACAGGAGAAGCTTATCCAAACTTTCAAAACATACCTAGTGACGTAGAAACTAGAAGTTGTTTTGTAGCAGAAGAAGGAAACACATTAATAGGCTGTGATTACACAGGTCAAGAGCAGATTGTTCTAGTGAACAAATGTCTTGACGAGAACCTATTAGAGTTCTACAGGAAGGATCTTGGAGATATGCACTCATTTGTGGCATCTAAGATGTATCCAGAGCTAGACGGCATGCCACTTGATGACATCAAGAAGAAGCATAAAGAGAAACGTCAAGCAGCAAAGGTGGCAGGTTTCGCCATCAACTACGGAGGCAGCGGAAGAGGTATTGCGGATCAGTTAGGACTAACTCTAGATCAGGGTCAGCATATCTATGATTCATACTTCAGAGCATTTCCTGGATTGAAATCATACTTTGAGAAAGCCAAACAGTTCGGACTGAAGAATGGCTATGTATTGATTTCAGAAGTAACAGGTAAAAAGTCTTACGTAGACAACTATGAATGGTACATGGAGAAGAAGGGCAAGATGACTAACGATTTTTGGGAAAGTTACAAAAGACACAAAGAAAACAATACTCCTACTTTTAGAGAGCTTAAGAAAGAAGTACAAGCATTCTCTATGAAGAAAGGTGAGATTGAACGTATGTCATTGAACTATCCTATCCAAGGCGAGTCTTCAGAAATAACCAAGTTATCTTGTGTTTTATTCTGGCACAACTATCTCGTACCAAACAAACTACTATTTACAGTAAAGTTTGTAAACACAATCCACGACGAAAACCTAGTGGAATGTCCTCAATCATTAGCTGAGGAATGTGCTAATGCATTACAAGATGCAATGGAGAAAGCAGGCAGTAAGTTTTGTAAAACTATACCGCTGAAAGCTGACCCTTGTATCGCACCTTATTGGAAGAAATAACTAAACAAAAAAATTATGGGAGCACAATTAATTGAATTAACATCTAGAGGAGCCTCGATGAGAGAGGCATATAGAAATGCAGTAGAAGAAGCAGTTTACGAATACGGCAATGATTCATACAACGGAACCATTAGTACAACTCAAGGTTTTGTTGATATGACTAAAGAGTACTTATCCTCAGGCAAAAGTCTTGGGGATTTTGCGGAATGGCTGTATGAAAATAACAAGATTACTAAGTGGGGTAGTGCTGTAGGTATCTGTACAACAAAGCCAGTAGTTAACAACAACAAGATTAAGACTCAAGTTACAACTACACCACAAAGAGGTAATCGTGTTTGGAAGACAATCTATGAAGTACAGTTGTTTGACGGAGATGTAATCGGCAGTAGTGAGTTTCAGATAGACGCTATTAATATTGGTCGTAAGTATACAGAAGAGCACAAGGTTAAAACATATGTGCATATTACTAAGAAGCTTACTAACAGTAGCACACTAGTGTCTGAAATTAGTTACAAGAAAGCAGACAAAGAAACTCCTGGTTCCTACTACTTTATCGCAATAGCAGCAAACTAATATGAAACACCTTTTTGACGTTATTCTAGAAAGAAAATTTACAGTTTGGGTTAGAAACACTACTGTAATTGAGGCAAATAGTTTAGAAGAAGCTAAAGAAAAAGCTAAAGAAATGTATGTAAGTAATGATTTTGACTGCGATATGTATGACTCAGAGGAAGCTGAAGTAATCTCTGAAACTTTAACAGAAATAGACACTATTACACATGATGGAGAAGACACTCACCAGCTATTTGTAGGTGGAGAAATAGTTGACATTACTTTACCCGAAGTTGACTACGACGATGACCCAGCATTTGACCACCTAAGAGACGAAGAAGCAAACTTTATTAACCAACAGAGAGAACAAGAAAATGAATAGACTAGAGTATGAAGTAGAAAGGCTAGAATTAGCTAACCTACTGTTAAAGGATAAGAAGATTGTAGAAATCCGTTACTCAACCGAAGAGGAGATAAAAGAGATGGGTTGGCGTGAAGCTTTCATTATATTTAGGACGGAAGATGATGTAAGTTTTTACCCTAGCAGAGATCCTGAAGGTAATGAGGCAGGTGTTATCTTCCTACAAGAGCCAGTTTCTCTTAAAGGTCCACTACTATTTCATGAATTCTAATGGCAAATCATTGTTACAATTACGGCTACTTTGTAGGTAGCCGTAAACAGATTCAGAGATTACTTGCACAAGCTAAAAAACTAGAAGAAACTAAGGAGGTTAGATATCGTGAATCAACTCCTACTACTGCTGAGATTGGCTTGTATGCAGTGAACTACTCTAAACTCTTGATGAATCGACCTGACCAGCAGGAAGATGGCAATTTCAAAACTGGCTTTGATGTCTATAATAAGTATGGCTCTAAGTGGTTTGATGCTTACCTTGAGTTACAAGAATATCACAATGAAGATGAAATCGGATTAACAATTTCAGGTGATAGTGCTTGGAGTCCAATGCTTCCTTTGTTTGTAAAACTTTGTAAGAAGTACAAACTTACTTGTGAGGGTAACTACGATGAGCCAGGGATGGATTTTGCAGGTGAATTCTCAATAGATACAGAAGGTAATCTAGACGAAACTCAATTGACTTATCGTGAGTTTCAGCAAAAGAACAATCCAGAATGCTTTTGGGATGATATCACCAATCAAATTAATGATGGTTATTTCCAAGACATTAAGAGTGTTTATGCTGAGTTTAACCCTGAGTATTGGAAGCTTACCCCAGAAGAGAAAGAAGAGTTAAAGAAGTGTTTTGATACGTGGCAGAGTGAGCAATCTAAGTGAAGAACAAAAACTAAAGGATATAAGAAGGGCCTATGTGTTAGCACGGGCCCTTAATATCCAATATCAGTGGGTTAGGGAGTTTCTCAACCCAGAACTTAAGAAAGCAGCTAACAATGCAAAAGCCGCTAACGCATTCTTTATCAAGCAGATAGACGAAGCTTTTAAGAGACGTTTAAGAGACGGCAACCTAATAGATGCTGAAGAAGAGTTAGCGTTTAAACTTTTAGAAGAATTAGAAAAGAAAGAAGATGATAAATAAAATCTACATACCAGGTAAACTAGCCGTCAAAGTAGATGGCAATAGATACTTCAAACCAGATGATCCTGCTATATTACAACAGTACTTAACTGAGGTAATGAATGGAGACCCTGATGTAGAAGTAGAGCTGAGCATAGTGCGTGTTGAAGGCAAGAAAAGCATACAACAACTCCGCTACTTCTATGGAGTAATACTTCCTGTTATCAAGAACTCATTGGAAGAACTCCAAGGAGAAGAGTTAACTAAGGAAGAAGTAATTATGTTTCTCAAGAGCAAATACTTCTATGAAGAAGTTGCTATGGGAGGCGAGTTTGTAAAACTACCTATGTCATTCTCTAAAGCAACTAAAGAAGAAGTAACCAAGTTTATTACTAAGGTTCTTCAGTTTGCTAATGATGTACTAGGTGCACATATACCAGAACCAAACTAGATATGGAAAACAAGACAATTATAAAAGAAGTTAATGAAGAAGCCGATGAGTTTATGAAAGCTTTGTCTGAGAGAGACAAACAAGAACAAGCACTTCGCTACAACCAAGGTAAACTTCAATGGGCACTAGTGGACTTTGATTCACTAGAAGGACTAGTTAGAGTGTTAGAGTATGGCGCAGCTAAGTATGCACCAGACAACTGGAAGAAAGGAATGCCTGTAACTCAAGTTAGCGAGAGTTTAATGAGGCATTTGTTTGCTTTCTTACGAGGCGAAGATGTAGATCCTGAATCAGGATGTCGTCACATCAGCCATGTAATGTGTAACACAATGTTTTTAGAATACATAATGAGGGAGAAACCACACTATGACAATCGGAAAACTAAAGCTAGAGACTAATAGTTTCTACAAACGTACATGGGGGCAGCGAGATACACCCTTTGTTTTTTTCTATCTCCTTCCAATGTTAACTATCTCAAGAACAAGTAAACACGAACTGTTCACTTTATACATTGGGTGGTTACTATGGAACATTAAAATTACCTACCTACGATATGATAATAAACGAAGAATACTTAAGTAGTACAGCTCTTAGCCAGAGCAAATTGAAGAAGTTGTTAGTGCATCCGCAACTCTTCATTAACTACAACACGGAGGATGACACAGACGAACCAAAAGAAACTACACTCATCGGAGATGCTGTTGACTTAATACTAACTCAAAGTAGTGACGCATTTTATGATGCATTCTATACAACAGATGTAGAAAAGCCAGGTGCTATGATGGGTGTGTTTGTGTGGCAGTTGTTTGTTAACAGAGATAGTTCTGATGCAGAACAAATTGCATACGAAAGATCTGGCTTTAAGATTAAGTTAGATAAAGTACGTGAGCGATTTGAGAAAGAAGGTAAGTATTACTATGAAGCTTTGCTAGAGTCTAATGGAAAGACAGTAATTACAAGTGCCCAAAAGACAAAGATAGACAACATAGTAGAGAGCCTAAAGAATAATCAATTCACGAGCGAATGGATAAACGGCTCAGACAGGTATGAAGTCCACAAGCAAGTAGTGGTAGAGTTTGAGTACGGCAAACATAAATGTAAGGGCCTACTAGATTTAGTAGTGGTAGATAAGGCAACAGGAGTAGTATATCCAATTGACCTAAAGACCACTTCATCTCCTACTAACTTCTGGATAGGTATGTTCTGGAAGTTCAGATACGATATTCAGGCTGCTTTCTACACCTATGGTATTATTGCTTCAGGTCTAGTAGAGAAATTAGGTGGTAAGACATTACATCCCTTTAGGTTTATTGTAGAGAACCAAGACTATCCAGGTAGTCCTCTTATCTATGAGATAGACAAAACCATACTACATATTGGACAGAACGGTGGAGAATACAACGGTCGTCAGTATGAAGGTTTCAGAGATGCTATTGAGAGATACGAGTGGCACTTAGAGAATGATTTGTGGGATTACCCTATGCAAGATTATCTCAACAATGGTGTGCGAATTATAGGAGAAAAGTTGCTTTAACTATGACTTCTGTTAATTTTGTATTAGTGAGTATTCCAACTAATACAGCTCGGTTCCTTACCTGCATGGTGTTTAACAAAGACGCATTGGCTACCCTAAGAACATATGGGCTAGTCAATGTGTACTTGGATGACTATGGCCACAGTAAAAAGTACAAAAATTGTCTATTCTTCTTGTTTCACTTAAGGGAAACTAAGGATTATGAAGAATTCCAAGCAAAAATTGTCGACTTCAACTCATTCTACGACTACTATGATATTCCTAACGGAGAAGGTATGATGAGAATGTATGTATTCAGAGTACACGATGTGTATCGCAGAGACCTGTTTAGCTTTAGGCATGGCAGGTTTGATGAGTTTACAAGAGGATTCTTAGATATCTCTGACCCTGAAGCAAACTTTACTAAAGTTGAAGTAGACATAACTCAAGAAATCTACCGATTTAATTTACAATTAGAAACAATAAAGGAGGACTTATAGTCCTCCCTTGTTGCTAATGGAAAAGCGCTATCTAGTACAAATTTACAAGATTTCGTCTGAAATCTCATTAAGATCCATAGGAATAACCTTTGCTTCAGACCCCAAGGTAGGTTCTGCTTGTGGAATTACAGCTTCCATTGGAGTTGAACTTAACTTACCTTCATTTGCAAGTCGTTCCATGATGTCATTCTTAGCTGCGTTTGCAGTAGAGAACAACTCCATCAAAGTTGTAAGAGGTACTTGAGTTAGAGCAACTGTTTGAAGATCAACAAGATGCAACAATGCTGCAAGTTCTGTGCCTTTGATAGTAATTTGTTCGTCAGGTTTCCAATAAACTGTACTTTCCTGTGCTTCTGGTTGGCTATTTTCTGTAGTCATAAAATTAATTTTCTATGTTCAAAAATAGGATATTTCTTATAACTTTGCAAATTAACCAATCAATCTAAAATGACTCGTCCCTTGCATCATTCGGAGAAAAAACATAACCTTTACTTAGATCTAGTGCGTAGAATTGCAGAAGAATCTTATTGTAAGAGACTACAAGTAGGTGCTTTAATTGTTAAGGATGGAAACATAATCTCCTTCGGTTATAATGGTACTCCTAGTGGTCTTCCTAACGTATGTGAAGAAGGTGATGTGACTTTACCTTATGTGTTGCATGCAGAGTCTAACGCCATTAGTAAGGCTTGTAAGTCTCCTATCAGTACTGAGGGAGCTACATTGTACATGACGCACTCTTGTTGCACTGAGTGTGCCAAACTGATTGTTCAAAGTGGTATCAAGAAAGTATACTACATAACTGAATATCGTGATTTAGCAGGCATCAACCTATTGAAAACCTGTGACGTAGAAGTAAGTAAAACAAACAACCTAAAACCAATATGACTATTAAACTGAGAGGATCAAGGGTATTGCTTAATTGCCCCCCTCGTAGAGACCTAGGCATTCACTTGAGTGAAGAAGCCCAAAAAGAAGTTCTAATTAAAGAACTAAATGAAATGACCTCACTTGAGGTATTTGCTATTGGTGATACTGTTAAAGATATAGCAGTAGGAGATAAGGTGTATATCTCACCTAGCACCATTATGCATGCAGAACTTATTGACGTAGAAGGCGGTCAGAAGTTTTTAATCCGTGAGATGGATGTTGTATTAATCTGGTAAGTTAATAACTTTAGAAATGAAACTATTTTATTACACAGACATCGAGAGTGTACCTTCAGAGCAAGGCACTCAAACAACTCGTAAGAATGGATATTCTTTCGATTTAGATTCAGTAGTTATGACGTACCCAGAGAAGGACGGATTAGCAATCATATTGAATAGGAATGCGGATAAGTTAAATCCAACAGACTATCAATACAAGATAAACCCTACTACTAAACAAAAAGAGCCAATAAAAATTACTAAATTTGAGGTAACAAGTGAGCCAATTGTAGTAGTATTGAAAGACCCAAGAGAGATTGATTCTTTCTTGAACCTAACAGGAGGACCAGAAGGTCTGTCTGTTATCTCGGAGTAAGGGAAATTTGTAATCATTTCCATAGTTTTAGTTAAGTAGAGGGGGATTTATATCCCCCTTTATTTTTTTCTATATTGGCTTATATTTGTATATTACTATCAGTAGCCATGTCATGTCTAATAATCCTCTGACTCCTCAAGACCTTATAACCTTTACACAAGCATCTGCTCAACAAGGTTTTTTGTCTCCTCAGTTCCCACCAAAGTATGTGTTTGCCACAGACCCAGTAAACTTTGGTACACCTGCATTCAGATTATTCGATGCGGCTTTCATCTCTACTGGTATCATCGATCCCAATAGATTAGGAACAGGTGCTACAGGAGCAGGTAATCTTTACTTAGCCGATGACGGAGTGTGGAAACCTGTTGCAGGAGGAGGTGGAGGTGGTGATATGTATAAGTGTTTTCACCCCGACACAGAGTTATTAACTCTAAACGGCTGGAAAAAAATCACTGACATTTCATTTGACGATGAAGTAGCAACTCTTAATCAAGAGACAAAAGAGTTAGAATACCAAGTACCTAATCATATTTTTAAATACGAGTATGACGGAGAACTATTAGGAAGAGAGACTAAACAGTTATCTTATTTGGTTACTCCTAACCATAGGATGTATGTAAGAAAATGGTATGGAGGACAAAGAGGACTAGTTTGGTCTGAAGATTTTTATTGGGAAAGAGCTGATGAAGTTTCAGAAAAAATAAGGTCATTTCCAATAACAGCAAAATGGAATGGAGTAAAAACAGAAACTAATCCTTTTGGAATTGACGATGATTTGTTTTTAGAATTCTTAGGTTGGTTTTTAGCTGAAGGTTGTGTGGTTGGTACTAAAATATACGTAACTCAAACAAAAAGCAAAACTATTGCTGACTGTACTAAAGTTATGGTTGAGCTAGCAAGAAGTTTAGGAAGAACTTTGGCTCACAACCAGAATGCACATTTTAACTTTAGGCACTCAGAACTAGCAAAATTTTTAAGTCAGTTTGGCAAACATGCTCACAATAAATTTATTCCATCTTTTGTCAAGAATTTACCTCCAGAAAAGTTAATTTTATTTTATAGTGCTTACTACAAAGGAGACGGTCATCTAAATAGTAATAATATTACTACTGTATCAAAAAGAATGGCTGATGATTTACAAGAAATAATCTTAAAACTTGGAGGATACGCCACAATTACAAAATGCTCTCCTGCAATTACTTCCTACGGTGTTAGAGACTTTTATAGACTAAATTGTAATTTCAATAACTTACAAGGGAGTACTGCTAAAAAAGACAATTATAAAATTGATTATAAGGGATTTGTACACTGCGTAGAAGTAGATAACGCTACTCTATATACAAGGTTTAATGGAAAGCCTGTATTCTTAGGAAACTCCACTTACGACACAGACAATAGTGGAATCGTAGACAAGGCAGAGGCTTTAATGACTTTAGGAAGAAACTCTACAGGAGCTACTCTTTATAAAGGCACAGTAATCAGAATCCAAGGTTCAACAGGACATCTTCCTAACTTTGTAAAGGCCCAAGGTAACAACGATGCTAACTCTGCACAAACCTTTGGTGTAGTTGCAACGGACATAAACAACAACTCAGATGGGTATGTTATTGTTCAAGGAACGATTGATACTTTAGATACTCGTTCAGTAGCGACACATCCTTTTACAGACGTTACTCTCGTAGACGGAGACATTCTTTACCTTCACCCTACAATTCCTGGATATCTTACGAACGTAAAACCTTCGGCTCCTCAGCACTTAGTTTACGTAGGGGTCGTAACTAGAACCTCTCCGACAAACGGAACTATAGTTTATCGTATTCAGAACGGATATGAGTTACACGAACTTCATGATGTAGCTATTGCCTCAGAAGTCAACAACGACCTTTTGGTTTATGAATCATCTACGGATTTATGGAAGAACAAAACCATATCTACCATCTTTGGAGGTACTCCCTTGGTCTCAGTTCCTACCCTAGCTCAAGTAACCACAGCAGGGAACACCACCACCAATGCTTTATGGGTAGGTGGAGGACACTACCTTGAAGGAGTTGCTGCAAGCGGAACAGATGCGTCATTAGTTTTAAGAAGGACAGCCAACAACGGTTGGGTACGTTATGCTCTAGGGGTAGGTGGTCCTGTTTCTTTCGGGGCTCACATGGGTACAGGAGAGGTTCAAATAATGGCACCCTTTGGAGGATTTTTTCCCACCTTCTATTCAAATGGATCTGAGGCTATGCGTATTCCTACATCAAGAAACGTCCTTATAGGCACTACTACCGATGCAGGATATAAGTTAGATGTTAACGGTACTGTAAGAGTAAAAGGTAATATTGATCTTGCCGATCAAATGGATCGTTATATTTACGGCTTTGGCGGTAGTTATATTAAAATTTAAGTACTACAGGTTCTTTTTCTATGAACGGTAACTTAAATATAGGTAATGGAAATTTTTTAGCAGCCGATCCGTCAAATTATAATAGAATCTACCCTTACAATGGCGCTAATGCAAATATGCGATTTGTATTGGGTCACCCAACAGCAGGTGATTTCGATTGGGAATATCCAATTAACACAGTATTGGTTAGACTAAAAAGAAATGGTAATTTCTTAATAGGAACTACTACCGATTCAGGATATAAGTTAGATGTTAATGGGACAATACGTTCTTCTAGTGTAATATCTGGACTACAACTAACAAACACAAACTCTAATCCTGTAATTGGGTCTGATGGATCAAACATTGCGTTAGGGGTAAACTTTGCTTCTAGGATAGTTATGGCTGGTACCAATATTGACTTTATTGCAAATTCGGTAACCGTAGCAAGATTTGCTAGTTCTAATGGTGGAGTATACATTGGTGGAGCAGTAGTACCAACAGCAAAACTACAAGTAGCAGGTTCAATCACTGCGGCCTCAGCACTTGCACAAGGAGTATACTTCAACAACACTTTAGTAGCAGCAGCAAACAATGACGTATTAGTAGGACTAGACATCAATCCTACCTTTACTAATGGTGCGTTTACGGGGGTTACGAATGTTGCTTTAAGGACTCAGACAGGAAATGTATTACTAGCCACAACTAGTGGTAACGTAGGTATAGGTACTACTTCTCCACAACACAAACTTGATATTACCGTAGATAACGTACAAGGATTACGTGTTCAATCAAATAACTCTGGTTTTTTAGAGGTTGGTAGATCATTTGGAAGTAAATGGAGATGGACAAATGATTATACAGCAGCTAATATACTAGAATTACTAGTAAATAATTTAGTCGGAGGTAATCCGAATCAAAACGTACTTACTGTCTTTGGTTCTACTAAAAATATTAGTATAGGTACAACCACAGACGCAGGATACAAACTAGATGTAAATGGTACAGCAAGAATACAAGGCAATACTAATATAACTGGGTTTTTATCTGCCACAAGTTATTTAGAATGTAGAAATCAATTTCTTTTACGTAATGGTTTAGGTGGAGGACATACAAGTTTTAATATAGATGCTACGAATTTATATCTTGTAAACTCTACAAGTATTAATTTTCAAATAGGATACTCTGGTAACTATTCATTTATTTTAAACAATGCTGATAGAACAATTGGTATGGCTGATAATGGTGCAACTGCTATAACAAATGCAAGTTCAGTATTAACTTTAACCTCCACTACTAAAGGCTTCTTACAACCAAGGATGACCAATGCTCAAGCAGTAGCAATTGCTACGCCTGCAACTGGTCTTCAAGCATACGACACCACAAACAATAAAAACTTACTCTACAACGGAACTGCTTGGCAGAACATAGCAACTGAAAGTTGGGTCTCAGCACAAGGGTATGCAGTAGGTACTCCAACTTTAGATCAAGTTGTTACTGCAGGAAATAGTGTTGCAAATAATGGAATAACAATTACTAAAGCATCTGGAGCAACCTTGACTCTTAATCCTGGGAACTCAGATAATGCTATTGTAATTAACAATAATGGATTTATAAAATTCACATCTAGTAGTGATTCTTTTATTAGAGGTAGCTCGTCAACATTTGTTGTTTTAGATGCTGGCTATGTATCAAAGGTTCAATTTCACTGGGGGGGAAGTGCTTCATGGATAAACACAGGAGGTAACTTACTCATAGGAACAACCACAGATGCTGGGTATAAGTTGGATGTGAATGGTACGGCTAGAATACAAACAAACCTAAATGTAGGAGATACAGCATTTACGGCAACAACTCCAAATTATATTTCTTTAGGTGGAACATATGCAAATAGCGGATATGGAGCTAAATTAAAACTTTTAGATTCTGGGTCAACGCAATGGGGACTTGGTATTTCTACTGCTGGAATAAATTATTATGGATCTTTTCATAATTTTTTTGCAGGAACAACAACAGCGGCAATAGTAATATCTCCAAGTGCAGATACGGCATCAACATCTCCTGCCTATATTTCAATAGGACAAAGTTATAGTAGTGTTGCTGGGGCGAATCCAAAGTTAAGATTATTTGGAACAACATACGGACTAGGAGTTTCCGCTGGTCAAGTAGATTATATTGCTCCAAGTCATGTTTTTTATGCAAACGGAACAGAGGCAATGAGAATTACCTCGGCTGGATATATAGGTATAGGCACTACAACCCCAACAGAGCTACTCCACATAGTCAACAACACCACTGGGAATAAGTTTGCAAGGATCAGTGCTGGCGGAAGTAATGCAAGTGCTGCGTGGGTTGCACAGAATGACCAAGTAGATAACATTGTATACCGTGTGTTTGGTTCTGGAGTAAGTGGTACACAGATGGGTGTAAACTTAGCTAGAAGTGCTTCATTGATTGCCAACCTAGATGGTAGTGGTAAATTCTTAATTGGTACATACTCTAACACAGATGTAGTATTTGGAGCTGGAGACCAAGAAAGAATGAGACTTATAAACAATACAGGTAACTTCTTAATAGGTACTACTGTAGATGTTGGAACTAAACTAAACGTAAGTGGTGATATCAACGCAATGGGCTACCGAATAAACAACGTTATAGGTTACACAGGTATCCTAAATATTCCTGGAAATCCTCCTGGAATGCAAAACGTTGACATACAAGGTGGAATTATCGTAAATATTTTCTAAATTTGTGTTATGATCAAGATACAAGATGTAATCGTACCAACTAAGGGAACTGCTAAATACTTCAGCATTAAGTGTCTTCAAATTGATGTTAACAAATCAAGTGAAGCGTCTCCTGTATTTTATTGGGCAGTTAAGAAAGCAACTCCCTATGCTATTGACGAAGTTCAAACTGAGATTCCTGGTGAAACTTTACTTGAAGGAAACTTATCTATGACTAAAGAAGAGTATGCTCTTTGGGGTGCAGACGATTCTTACGCTGTAGATTGGGCACTAGCTAAACTTGGCTTTGTAGAGTCTACTGAAGAAGCTTCAGCAGAATAATAAAATTAACAACCTCCCTATATGAAAAAAGATTCAACATTAAACCTGAACAAAGCCATTAAGGATTTGGACGGTAAAGAAATTGAAGGTTCTAACCTTGGGGTGAAGCACTAGACTTAGATCCTTCAGATAAAGAAACTTTGAAAAACTTTATCAAAGAGCATGACCAATTGACTATTCTCTCTAAAGCACAAATACTTGAGTGCTTTGCTTAAAACATTGCGCCACATTTTTTAAGCCCAATTGGTCAAACCCCTCTTCATGAGGGGTTTTTTGTTTCCGTCATTCGGATAACCTTAGGCTCTTCTATGTAATCTGTAAAGACTACCTTGAGTCCTTCTATAGACATTATCTTGATTTCCAATAAGACTTCATCGTTTACGTCTTCTTGGAGTTTAAACATTTCCTTTAGTATATTCTTATACTGGTCCTGTGTTAATAGTAGGGTATTTGGGTACTCTCCCCTTGACCGTACTTTATTATTCTCGAGTCCGTCTTTCTCCGACTCTAAATAATACTTGTGGATTTTTTCTTTTATCTCAGTAAGCATAACGATTACTGCACCAAATACTTTTTAAAGTCAGTAGTTATTGGTGCTTCGTTTGCAAAATAATAGACTTCTTTCTTATTTCCAAATTTTATGGTCTTATAGAAAGCTGTAGGTATGGTAGCACCTGTTGGTAGCTTGGCTGCTTTAGGGCCGTAAACCACTCTTATCTCTACTTCTACTTTACTTGTCTTAGCCAACTCTCTCTCATATGCCTCAAGTAATCTCCACGCACCTCTGTTTAGTTTCTCGTGTTGTAAGATACAATTCAAGTAAGAGAAGGTCTGCCACAGAGTTTCTCTAGTACAGTTAAAGTCAGCTGCTGGTGCACAATGTCCTTTGTCCCATACTCTGCATCCTTACGGTCAATGGTTCTATTAAGGTCATAGACTTCTTTTTTAGACACCTCAATCATCTGTTGATAACTAGGTACAATAGAGTCTTTGTAGAGACTGATTTGCTGACTGTCCAAATGAATAACAGTCTTAAGAACAACTACACGTTCTCTTGCTTTGATTCCCTTAAGGAATTCGTTATTCAACTCCTTTAGCGGTAAGCTGTCTAGAGATTGTGAGTAGATACTTGGTGCCGTCAATGTCAGGCATAGTATCAAGAGCAATCTGAATAGTGTCATACTTGAGGTTGATTTTTTCATAGTAACTAAATTGTTCATGTTTAAGTGTAGATAACGAGTCTACTCTACTGAGAAAAGTCTCGTTACGTTTTTCCATTGAGTCCATGTAAGCCATAAACTTTTCTTCGTTTCCGCTATTTAGGGATTGCCTTTCCCATAACAAGAAGGCTACTGTTATTAGCAGTAGCCCTATTATGATAGCTTCAATTTTGTTTTTCATTTACTTTGTGTTGGTCTATTTTATCTAAGATTAACTGCAGAGATAGTCTCACTTAACCAGAAAGTGCCCTCAAAGCCCTTCTCAATCATTAAAATACCTGTAAGCATAAATACCCACACCATTAAAGTTTTAAGCACGCTAAGAGCCTTATGCGTCTTAAAACCTTCCATCTTAGTTCCTGCCCAGACCCCAAAGAATCCATCTATAAACACAACAGCAACTACAGCTAAGTACTGTTCTATATTATCTGCTCCTAACTTAAGGAAGTAAGTTCCTAAAAAAGCTAAGAGAGTTGTACCTGTGTATAGTAGTGCTGATGTTTTCATTAGTTATTATAGATTTACTATAGAAGGATTACCAAGTGTTGTTTGCATACCATCTTCAAAAATAATGTACCAAAAGTTACTTAAAGAGTTTAACCGAGTCTTAGAAAACTCAATTGCAATTTCTTGTAGTGCTTCTTGGCCTGAATGTTCTGTAGCATACTGATAACCCCATACTTTACCGTAAGGCAAAATAGGATAAGCAAGATTAAATACAGTTTGTAATTGTACTATCCAAGCCTGCTCATCTGTTGTTTGGTATAGTTCAGGTTGACCGCTTGTCATTTGCTGTTCTGGATCAATATAACCATAATTAAAAATACTCGTATCAGTATAAGTGATAAAGTATGTTCTCTGTGTTGGAAATTTTATCTCGCTCATTATATACCTCCGTCTACTATTGTCCAGTTATTTGGTGCAAAATCTAAAATATTTTTACCTGCTTGAGCCTCTGCAGTGTACTTAATAGTTCCAAAACTAATACTCAAGTTAGGTTGTACAGATCTTGAACTCCATCCATTGTAAATGGCATTAAGATTGGCTGCGGAATAGTTGGCTGCTGATTTGCCGTCCATGAAACTTGAAAAGTTAGTTACATTTGATACATTCCAATTTCCAATAGCTTGATTAAAAGTTGTATTAAACCTAAACATTAATGACATATTTGTTACCGCACTTGTATTCCAATTTCCTATTGGCTGATTAAATGTGCTATCTCCAAACATACCAGCCATACTTACCGTACCCGTGTTTTTAATTGTCCAGTTGTTAATATCCGAGGAACCTCCATTGTTAAATGAATAATTCGCTCCAAACATATTTGTGAAACTTGTTACGTTTGACACGTTCCATGCCCCAATGTTTTGATTAAAATTGGATGTGGAAAACATATTATTCATGTCAGTTACCGCACTTGTATTCCATGAGCCAATTGGTTGGTTGAATGCACTATTTAATGAAAACATGCTTGACATATTCGTGACTGCACTTGTGTTCCAACTTGAAATGTTTTGATTGAATGAAGAACTCCTAAACATACTACCCATACTTACCGCACTTGCCGTTCTAATTGTCCAATTATTTATATCTGCTGAGCCTCCATTATTAAATGCGGTTGCCCCATTAAACATAGATGAAAAATTGGTAACATTAGACACGTTCCATGCTCCAATATTTTGATTAAATGAAGACGCATTTTGAAACATTTCTCCCATATTAGTAACTGCACCCGTATTCCAAGAACCAATATCTTGATTGAAAAAATAGTTGCCAAAAAACATCCTATTCATAGTTGTTACGTTTCCTACATTCCAATTGCTAATGTCTCTATTAAAACTATTTTCGTGAAACATATTGTTCATAGTAGTAACTGCACTCGTATTCCAATTATCAATTGGTTGATTAAATGGGCATTGTCTAAACATTTGAGACATTGAAACCGACCCCGTTGTTCTGATAGTCCAATTATTTATATCCGCAGAATTTCCATTGTTAAATCCGCTTATATAAAACATTTCATGAAAATTAAGAACATTTGATACGTTCCAAGAGCCGATTGCCGAATTAAAGTTGTTACAACTTCTAAAATAAGTAGCCAAACTTGTAGTTGTAATAGTAGGAGCATCTGTTGCACTTGCGGTTAAATTTGTACAACCCGCAAATCCCGCATCAACACTAATATTTAAACTACCCCAATTGATAATATCAAGTATTTTTAATCTATCTCCTCCATTATTAAACTGCCATCCTAAAATAGAACCCGTAACACTTATAGTGTAAGTACCTACACTTGCATAAGTGTGAATGGCTAACGTATGATTTGCAATTGTTTCTACAGTTCCGTCCCCCCAATCTACTCGCATATTTAATCCTGTAGAAGTAGTAAGGGGCATTCTAAACTGCGTACTTGTACTACTACCTGCTGAGGTATTGTTCGTATTTACTGTAAATCTAAAAGGAAGTTGATTTACTATACCACCTCCTACTACCCCTATACCAATCCCAATCATTACTTATAAGCAATTATACTACCTGAGGAGATAGCAAATCCTGTAATAATTCCGCCACCTGGAAGGTAAGCAAACTGCTTAAACGTAACTCCACTCATACCATTAGCAGTTAAGCGTTCTACTCCATTAACTTTAAATGAAGTAAAGACTGTGTCTTCTTGTGGTACAATTGCAGTAAACTGTACATCGTTTACAGTT